TGCAAAGCATGAGTTTTTAGAAGGCGCGGGAGTTAAAATAAGTTATGTTGACCCTGCTAATGTGGTGTATAGTTTTACAGAAGACCCTCATTTTAAAGATTGTTTTTATTGGGGGGAGATAAAAACATTACCTATAACTGAACTTTTAAAAATCAATCAAAGTTTAACTAATGAAGATTTAGAAGAAATTACTCAATATAGTCAAAGTTGGTATAACTACTATAATGTAGCACAGTTTTATGAAAATGATATTTTTTATAAAGACACGGCTACTGTAATGTATTTTAATTATAAGACTACTAAAAAAATTGTTTATAAGAAAAAAACTTATGACAATGGCAACACTCGTATGATTGAAAAAGATGACCAATTTAACCCTCCTTTAGATATGATGGAAGAGGGGAATTTTGAAAAAGTTGAAAAAACTATTGACGTGTGGTATGATGGGGTAATGGTAATGGGAACAAATATTTTATTAAAATGGGAATTAGCAAGTAATATGGTTCGACCTAAATCAGCTAATCAACATGCCTTACCTAATTACGTAGCAGTTGCGCCTAGAATGTATAAGGGAGTAATCGAGTCTTTAGTAAGGCGGATGATACCTTTTGCTGATTTAATACAAATGACCCATTTAAAGTTACAGCAAGTAATAGCACGAACAGTCCCCGACGGGGTGTATATAGATGCAGATGGGTTGAATGAAATTGATTTAGGAACGGGTAGTGCATACAACCCTGAAGACGCATTAAGATTGTATTTTCAAACAGGTAGTGTTATAGGTCGAAGTTTTACTCAAGATGGTGACTACAACCACGGCAAAACTCCTATTACACCTTTAAACACAAGTTCAGGTTCAGGTAAAGTTCAAATGTTAGTAGCTAACTATAATCACTACTTGGGAATGATTAGAGCTGTAACGGGACTTAATGAAGCTAGGGACGGCTCTACTCCTGACCCCAACTCGTTAGTTGGTGTTCAAAAATTAGCAGCTTTAAATTCTAATACTGCTACTAGACATATTTTAGATGGTAGTTTGTTTTTATACAGAAGGCTTGCGGAAGGTTTAACTTATAGAATTGCGGATATATTAGAATATTCAGATTTTAGAGATTCTTTTATAAACAAAATAGGAAAGTATAATGTTTCTATTTTAAATGACATAAAAGATTTATATATATACGACTTTGGTATATTTATAGAGATTTCTCCAGACGAAGAGCAAAAAGCTCAATTAGAAGCCAATATACAAATGGCTTTATCAAAACAAGATATTAATTTAGAAGACGCGATTGATATAAGAGAAATAAGAAATCTTAAACTAGCCAATCAACTTTTAAAAGTAAAAAGAACACAAAAACAAGATAGAGAAGAAAAGTTGGTGATGCAAAAACAAGCTATGCAAGCTCAACAACAATTAAAGTCTCAAGAAATGGCTGCTCAACTTGCTATGCAAAAACAACAAGCCGAAATACAATCTAAACTGCAATTAAAGCAAGCAGAAATTCAATATGAGTTAGAAAAAATGAAAGGAGAGGCAAAATTAAAATCACAACTAATGAGAGAAGAGTTTGATTATAATATGCAATTAAGAAATGTTTCAGAAAACGCTCTTCAAAACAGAGAGACTCAACGTGAAAAAGCTAAGGCGGATAGAATTACTCAACAAAACAATCAACAAGCTAGATTGATAAATCAAAAGAAAAACAATTTGCCCCCACAACGATTTGAGTCAAATGAAGATACTTTAGATGGTTTTGACCTAGCTCAATTTGGGCCTAGATAACGTCTAAATTACTATTAAAAAAATTATTAACTTTGTATAAAATTATATCTAATGGAATTAAATAAAAACATAAAAGTAAAAGAGGTAAAACTCGCAGAGCCAAAGTCTAATCAAGAAATTGAAAAAGAACTTTTGGAAAAACATGAAGAAAAGCAACAAGAGGAAGTAAAACAAACCGAAAGTCCTGTTGTTGAAAGTAAAACAGAAACTCCAAACGAAGATGTTCCTGTAACTCAAAAGGTTCAAGAGGAAGTAAAGAAGGAGTTTAATGATAGTGATATTCTTTCGCACATAAACGAAAGGTACAACAAAGATATAAAATCAGTTGATGAGTTGTTTCAGGAAAGAGAGGAACAAGAACCTTTACCTGAAGACGTTTCAGCTTATTTGAAATATAAAAAAGAAACAGGAAGAGGTTTTGAAGATTATGTTAAATTAAACCAAAACTTTGATGAACTTCCTGAAGACACTCTACTTAAGCAGTATTATATGGCTACAGAAGAGGGATTGGATGAGGAAGATGTAAACTATATGATGCAAGACTTTTCTTATGATAAAGAGGTGGATGAACCTGATGTGATAAGAAGAAAAAAGTTGGAGAAGAAAAAAAATATTGCTAAAGCAAAAAAGTTTTTTAACACTCAGAAAGAAAACTATAGCCAACCACTTGAGTCAAGGGGAGAAGGTATTTCTCAAGAGGATAAAGAAATTTTAGCTAATTATAAGCAATATATGGCAGATGCAAAAACGGCTGAAGAAGTCACTAATAAAAAACGTGAGTTTTTTGTTAAAAAGACAGATGAAGTTTTTAACCCTGAGTTCAAAGGTTTTGAGTTCAAAATTGGGGAACAAAAACTAGTTTATTCGCCTGGTAGTGCAGATGAGGTAAAGAAACAACAATTAACTCCTAATACTTTTTTATCTAAACATTTAGATGAAAACGGGATGATTAAAAATGCTTCTAATTACCACATGGCGTTATCTGCGGCCATGAACCCTCAAAGGTTTGCTGAGTTCTTTTATGAACAAGGTAAATCGGCTGCTGCGGAAGATGTAATGCGTAAGACTAAAAATATTAAAATGACTACGCGAAGTACACCTGAAGTGACTAGCAAGGGAGGGATGAAAATTAAATCGTTATCACAAAGCAGTGGTAGGGGTTTAAGAATAAAGAGTTTTAAAAAGAGTTAAAAATATTTAAAAATTTAAAATATGAGTTTATTAGCAAGTCCAGGGTATCAGTTACAGCCTGCTTCAGAGCAAGTAGCTGCACCCTATAATTATCTTACCAATGCTGATTTCACGTGGTTACAGCAATATTTGCCTGATACCTACGAAAAGGAATTTGAGCGTTATGGTAATAGAACTGTTTCTTCATTCTTAAGAATGGTAGGAGCAGAAATGCCTTCAATGTCTGACCAAGTTACTTGGGCTGAACAAGGAAGGTTACATACTAAGTATACAAATGTAGCTATTAATGGTGGTGGTGCGTTAGCAGCAGCAACAAATGCTACATTTATTGTAAATGACACTATGAGTCCTGCGGCAGCAGATATATCATTAAGAGTTGGACAAACTATTTTTATGCAAAATAATAATGGTGGTTCATCTAATAAAGGTATTATTACTGAGGTGACTCTAAATGCAGGTGCCGCAGATACATTCACTGCTTACTTCTATGAAGCAGCGGGTATGACTGCAGCAGGTGCAGATACGTTTACAATGTTTATTTATGGTTCAGAATTTAGAAAAGGAACTTCAGGAATGATAGGTTCGTTAGAAGCTAACGATGAGTTCTTTAACAATTCACCAATCATCATTAAAGACACGTATACTGTTACAGGTTCAGATATGGCACAAATCGGATGGGTAGAAGTTACTACTGAAGATGGAGCTGCAGGATACTTATGGTATCTAAAATCAGAACATGAAACAAGATTACGTTTTGATGATTACCTAGAAACAGCAATGATTGAAGCTGTTCCTGCTGAAGTAGGTTCAGGTGTAATCGGCTTGACAGGTGGTGCAGGTTTTGAACAAGTAGGTAACAAAGGTTCTGAAGGTATCTTCTATGTAGTTAATACAAGAGGAAACGTTTGGGCAGGAGGTAACCCTGTAGCTTTAGCTGATTGGGATACTGTTATCTCAAGATTAGATAAGCAAGGTTCTATCGAGGAGAATGTTGTATTTGTTAACAGAGATTTCGGTTTCGATATTGATGATATGTTGGCAGCACAAAATTCTTACGGTGCAGGAGGTACTTCTTATGGTTTATTCGATAATGACGAAGAAATGGCATTAAATCTAGGATTCACAGGATTCCGAAGAGGATATGACTTTTACAAGTCTGATTGGAAATACCTTAATGACCCTACAATGAGAGGAGGTTTATCGTCTGTAGCAGGAAGTGGTTCTGTAAATGGTTTATTAGTACCTGCGGGTTCTACAACTGTTTATGACCAAATTCTTGGTAAAAACGCTAAAAGACCTTTCTTACATGTTAGATATAGAGCTTCACAAACTGAAGACCGAAGATATAAAACATGGATAACAGGTTCAGCAGGAGGTGCACGAACTTCATCAGTTGATGAGATGCAAGTGAACTTCTTATCAGAAAGATGTGTTTGTACTTTAGGTGCAAATAACTTTGTGATATTCAACGCATAGTTGATGAGTGATGATAGGAGTGTCTCTTTAAGGAGACACTCTTATTATTTTTTAAATTATAAATTATATTAAATTAAATTGAAATGAAAAAGACAGCAAAATTTACAGACAAAGCTTATAGGTTATTAGGTGACTCAACACCGCTTTCTTACATGTTACCTACAAGACACACTAAAAGATTTCCCATATTACATTTTGATGAGAACACAGGAGTTAATAGAGAGTTAAGATATTCTCCTAATCAAAAAAGTATTTATGTGGACGAGCAAGACGCTAACGTTATTTTAGAAGCCATTATTTTTGAAGATGGTTTATTACAAGTAAGAAAAACCAATCAAGTATTACAACAATTTTTAGACAAGCACCCTCTAAAAGGAAAAATGTTTGAAGAAATAGATGATGAAAGAGATGCGGCTGAAGATGTAGAAATTCTTAATCAAGAAGTAGACGCTTTAGTTGAGGCTCGTAGTTTATCTGTAGAACAATTAGTTGAAGTGGGTAGAGTTTTATTTGGAAATGTTTCTAAAAAATCTACAGCAGAAATTCGTAGAGATGTTTTAGTTTTTGCAAGAAATGAACCTGCTGAATTTTTAAATATTATTTCTGACCCTCAATTAAAGTTTACTGCTCAAGTACAATCGTTTTTTGATAATGGGTTAATAGTAAAAAGAGGTAAGGATATTTACTTTAATACTAAGTCTAATAAAAAAAGAATGGTTGTTATTCCTGCGGGTGAAGATGAGGTTTATATTGTAAGTTCTTATTTACAAAGTGAAGAAGGAGAGCAAGCGTTTAAATTGTTAGAAAAGTCGTTAAAAAATTAATGTATCTTTGTAGCGAGAATATTCTCACATAACCATTTAATTTTTTTACCAAATGGACAAATTTTTAGCAGTCCCTATAACGGGACAAACGAATCCTTT